GGTCACCAGTTCGCGCCTGCAACCCTCGCAGACAAAGAGATCGGCCTGCCAGATTTTGTACGGCTGCCACAGCAGCGGCGCGACAGCGCCCGGCGGCGCGGGGCTGCGCGGCATCTGCTCCAGCACGAAGATGCCGGTGCGCGCGGGCTTGAAGAAGCGCTGGCAGCTAGGACAGATTGGCTTCGGCATCTAGCTCAGCACCGGCACGTGCCGCGCCTCGTAAGCCGCAATCTGCGTTTGCAAATCCGTGCGGTTGGCGATCAGCGTGTCGATGAACGCCGTCATCGTCGCGACGCGCTCGCTCAATTCGAGGCATTGCGCTTTCGAGATCGGGCCGCCCGTGGTGCGATACGGGTCGTTGAAAAGGGTGGGCCGGAACGACGCCGCACAATGTCCCGGCCCGATGCCGACCAGAATGCGCGGCTGGCCATCCTCGAATGACAGCCAGCAATTCAGGTCGTCATCATTCAAAAATTCCTGCAGGAACTGATCGACGGTTTCCGTCATGCGCTCGGAGATCAGGGAGATCGCGGTGGTTTCCAGCGCCTTGACGAAATGAATGCGAAACGCGATTTCCAGCGTTTCCAGAAGCTGATCGCGCAACTGATCGCGCAATTCCCTGTTGAATGTTCCCGACATGACGCGGCCAAGGTGGCCTATCCCCCGCGCGGCTGCAAGCGCAACCGACGTTAATCCACATTGTCATCCACAGCAAACGCGGAGGCAAAAATGCTGCAAGTCCTCAACGGGCCGGTCATTGCGGCGGGCGAATCGGTATCGGACGGCATCGACTGCACGGCCGGTCCGCTGGTGCGGATCACCTTCCCGGCGCAATGGGGCGGCGGCAATCTCACCTTCCTGATCAGCAGCGACGGCAACGGCTATAACGACATCTACGACGCCAAGGGCGAGCCGGTGACGGCGGTCGTGCGCCCGGGCGGCGCGGTCCGCGTGCCGCTGGAATGGTCGAGCATGCTGGGCTGGCTGAAATTCCGCGCGGGCACACCGAGCCATCCGGTGGTGCAGGAAGCGCGCCGCGAGTTCTCGGTGGCGCTGGAAGTCGCCGAGCCGCCAGCCCTGCGCCGCTGATGCGCCCGGAGGAAACCACGCTCAGCCCGGGGCAGCGCTACCGCATCGCCAAGGCGCGGTCGCTGCGCCTGCTGTCGCGCGGGACGTGGAACGAAGCCGAGCATCCGCGCGATCCCGCTGGCACCTCGACCGGCGGTCAGTTCACGGGCGGCGGCGCAACCGGCGAAAGCGAGAAGCCGAAGGACAAGCCGAAGAAGAAGGCGACCAAGGACGATTTCAAAAAGGCCAAGATCGTCATCAGCGGCGAGAACGAAGACGCCTTCGTGGCCAACTGGAACGAGAAGATCGGCGAAGACCCGGCGGCGTTCAAGCAGGAATTCATGGGCGGGCTCGACGGCACCATGACGCTGAGCGGCGTCGGCGATTCAATCGACATCCACGGCACCATCCAGCAGGACGGCGAGCAGGCGGGCAGCTTCACCCGTAACATCGGGCTCAACAGCAAGTCGGCCTATAGCGCGTATTTCGCGCTCAGTCGCGGCAAGACAAAGGCCGACATCGGCAAGAAACTGCTGGCGGGCAACATCGAAACCTATCAGCGCCTCGGCATCGAGAAAGTCAGCGTCACCGCCAACATCGACGTGGGCGGCTATGCATGGGCCAAATACGGCTACGTGCCGACGCAGTCGGCATGGAATTCGCTGCGCAGCACGCTGGAAACAAGGCTGACCGGCGGCGCACGCAGCAGCAGCCGCGAGCGCGGCGGCAACACCGTCGAAGCCGATGACTGGGACATGCTCGGCAGCGACCGGCAGGATGCGGTGCGCGACGAATGGATGCGCGTCAGCCGCGACGAATTCATCCAGAGCGAAACCGATAACTGGCGCGAGAGCGGGCAGGCGCTGCAGCAGGCCAAGGTCACGCTCACCGAGGAATTCGACACCCGGCAGCGCGATGCGCAGGGCAAGGATGACCGCACCGGCAAGACGCACACCGAAGGCGAGATCGGCATCGAATGGGTCGAGGAAGCCATCGCCGAGGTGCGCGAAGCGCGCGCGGAAGCGGGCAAGCCGGAAATCCCCTACACCGACTATCAACTGTTCCGCGCGCTGCAGGTCGAGGAATACGAATCGAAATACGACGACGGCAAAGCCGATCCGGAGATCAGCTTCGACGACGACATGCTGCGCGAGCCCGCTGGCCATGAAGCCGCCGCCGGGCAGATGACCTTGCCCGGGATCGAGCCGGAAGATTTATCGCAGCGCCTGAGCGAAGACATGCGCGATGAATTGACGGCGCGGCTGGAACGCAAGTTCAACGACAAGGCCGAAAGCGACGAGCAGGACATCGAGCCGCCGGATTATCTGGCCGAAAGCGCCGATCAGTATATGAGCGAATACTGGGAGGAGTTGACCGACAGCGACCGGCTGCGCATTGCCCGCGACAACGACATGGCCGACATCGAGGTCGAGCCCGATGAAGAGGAAGAGCCGGAAGAACTGGAACTGGAAGCGCCGGAAAAAGACCCGCTGCTTGACGCATTGCGCAACAGCAGCCCGAAGTCCATCTGGAAGGTCGCCGACCATCCGCGCGGCAAGGAATTGCTGCTCGGCACCAATTGGTCCGGCGTGCTCAATCTGAAGGACGCGGAATCAATGGCGCGCTTCAAAGCCTATGTCGGGAAAAAGAAGCATGGCTAAGAACAATCCCGCCGAGGAATTTTTCTATCTCGACAAGGACGGCAACAAGCAGGACAGCGAATTGCACGGGCCGATCCTGCGCGCGGTGGATTTCCCTATCGACGAAAAGATCATGGGGCCGATCCGCGAGCGCAACCGCGCCAAATATCTGGCCGAACAGGAAGCCCGGCGGCAGGACGCCCGGCGCAGCAAAGCATGGCAGCGCGCCAAGCGCCGGGCCTACCGGCTGATCCGCGACTACCGTGTCAGCGAAGCCTACCGGCTCCTGCGCGAAAGCTGGAACGAAGCCGACCATCCACGCGACGAAGAGGGCAAGTTCACCGAGGCTGGCGGCGGCGCGGAAACGGGCGGAAAATCCGAGGCCACGGCAGCGTCGCTGCTGCAGGTCGAGGACGTTACGGTCGATGATCTCTATGCGAAATTTCCCGATTCGCGCGCGCAGGTCGCGGCCGCGCGCAGCAAGCTGAAGGAAAGCGTGCCGACCGACAGCCCGGTCGAAGCAGGCGGCCATAAATTGCCGAACGGCCACTGGGCTCCGGATCGCATCCCGGTGCATCGGCAGATCGCGCAGAAGCTGATGCCGCCGGAACAGGTCGCGGCGGCAACGCCACAGCCGGGCGAGCAGCCGACGCTCTACATCCTCGGCGGGCGCGGCGGCTCCGGCAAAGGCTGGTTCACCAAGTCGGGCTCGCTCGCCGGGATCAAGGACCGGGCGGTCTACATCAACAGCGACGACGTGAAGGAAGCGCTGCCGGAATACCAAGGCTGGAACGCCGCGCTGCTGCACGAGGAGTCGAGCCACGTCGGTCAGGAAATGGAAAAATACGCGCGCGACAACCGGCTGCACACGATCATCGACGCGACGCTGAAGAACGGGCTGACAACCGAGGAGCGCGTCAATGCCTTCAAGGCCGCAGGCTACAAAATCTCCGGCCACTACATGTATGCCTCGCCTGCGACGGCGGCCGAACGCGCGCTCGGACGGTTTGTCCACGGCAATGCGCGCAACGGCAAGGGCCGCTTCGTGCCGCCGGAGTATTCGCTGGGCTCGGTCACCAACGAAAAATCGTTCGACGCGCAGCGCGACAAGATGGATTTTTGGGAAATCTACGATAACAGCGGCAGCGCGCCGAAGCTCTACGCGCGCAAGGGCGGCTAATTCGGGACGGTGATCTCCCACTGGATGTCGGCGGAAAGCCGGTTGGCCCCTGTCTCCGATGCCAGCTTGTCATGCAGTTCGTCGAAAGCTTCGTCGTCTTCGCCGATGAATTTCAGTGCTTCCATGATCAGGCGCACTTCCTCGGCCGACAGTTCAAGCTTCTCACTGCCCATCTGTTTGATCCCGGTCTGGTTGGATTATTTCTTTTTGGATTTCTTGTCGCGCTCGGTGAGCGCGTCATAAGCCCCGCCGGGCTCCGGCTCGGCATCGCTGAAGGGCAGATCATCGTCGAAGTGCTCAGGCGGGATCGGCCCGAGCTTGCTTTCGGGCGGCGGCAGATTTTTTTCTGGTTTTTTTGCCATGAATTCTTATTCCAGCGCGCGCATCTCCTTGGCCTGAAAGCGCCACACGCGGCGCTCTGCCTGCTGGCGCTCCGGACTGACCGGGATTTTCAATTCGACCTTGAGCTTTTTCGACAGCATCAATTGCAGCCACATGCCGACCAGCGGTGGAATACGGGCCTCATTCAGTGCCCAGCGGCGCGAGGTGCGCGCGCCGACGCCGAAGATTTCGCCCGCCGCCGCTTGCGACAGGTCGAGCTTGGCCAGAGCGTCACGATATTGCTTTGCGTTCATAGCGATATTGTAGGGCGTTTTGTCCATAAAATCAAGGCCCTATCGCATCTGTTGGCGTTAGCCGCTCCGGCGGCAGGCGAAAGCGGTAGCCGAGATAGCACAGGGGCTTGCCGTGAACGAAGCGAGCCTCGATCAAGGCACTGCCGTCGCGATAGACGCGCCGCACAATCGCAGTGATCGGGCCGGAGCGCGCCTGATAGAGAACGAAGTCGCCCTTTTTCACGCGATCTCCTTTTTGCGGGCGAGCACCGCCTCGCTCACCTCGTGGATCAGGTTGCGGTAGCGGTTGCGGCCGTCTTCGATGGACATCCAGCGCCATTCCGGATCACGGCGCGGCGGACCGATGCGCTCGACCACGAAGCTGAGCTTGAGCGCCTTGGCGAAAGCCACAAGCTTGTCGCCGGGCTCATACGCCTTGTCCTTGTCGAACCGGGCATTCACCCGCTTGATCGCCTTGAGCATCGCCTTCAGCTTGCGTTCGCCGCTGGCGTAGACATTGCGATATTCGACATCGTGGCCGATGAAATGCCCATCCGAGTCGCTGGCGAATCCGTACATGCCGAGCCCGTCGAGCGCGAGCCCGAGCAGATGCTTCGGGCAGCCATAGCCCAAGTAATACTCGCCATCGCCGGAGCAGCCGAGCGGCACATCCGGCCGCGCTTTCTCGCGGCGCGCGACATGCACCTCGACATATTCGGTGCCGTGGCGGTTGACCCGTTCCAACAACAGGCCGTAATCGTCGAGAGGCTTAGTCACTAGCGTTTTCCTTTTCGAGTTCGCGGTGAATGAGCGTGGAAAGATCGATCCCGGCATTCGGCACCGGGATGTTGTGTCCGATGAACGGGAAACGGCCGGACAGTTTCACTTCCGGCATGGCGATATCGTAATCGGCGCAGACCTTGGCGCAGGCGGCCGTGTAGGCTTCCAGCGAACGCTCCTTGTCGCAGAAGACATAGTCGGCACCGAAGCGCACCTTGCGCGCGCCGGTCGCGGGAGCCGCGTGATTGTAGGGATCGTACATGCCCATCGACCCGGAGGTGCCGGGCGAAGACGCGGCGCTGACCGAGCCGTCCGGCATCAGCCACGTGTCCACGTTGTATTTCATATCGATCATGCCGTCGAAGCCGCCGCCCGCGAAACCCCGGGCCACCGCCTCGACCGTCTTACGTGCCGGACCATCGGTCCAGCCGACGCGGATCGATGCGCCGCCGGAATAGACGCTGGAGCGCACCGAAAACTTCACGCCGGGGAAAGCCTTTTTCAGTGCAGCGCGCACCAGCTTGGCCGTCTCGGCACAGGACAGATAGTCAGACATTCAAATTTCCTTCCGTTTGCTTCGCATCTGATATAGGACATTCTGTCCGGTATGTCAACCGGTCATATTCTGTGCGGGAACAGCACCATGCCGACGCGGCGGTAGAGCCCCTTTTCGCCGTGCGCGAGCAGCGGCCAGAGCAGCCGGGCTTCGCTCTTGAACAGCGTCGCAAAGGCGGGCGGCGCGACCGCTTCGATGTTGCTGAGATTATCGAGAAGATCGGCGAGCTTGATCGACGCGCCCGCATAGGACGACTTGGTCAGGTGCTCGCGGAATGCCGCCCGGCGGACGGCGCGCGCGGGGCGCGGCACCAGCACCGGCTTGGTTACCTCGGCGACCAGCGCCGCGACCGTGGGGCCGAATTCGGCGGCGACATCGGCGGTGGTGAATTCGGTATCCTCGACCACGTCGTGCAGATACGCGGCGGCGATGACTTCATCGGCGAAACCCAAGGCGGCAAGCATCCCGGCGACGCGCGCGGGATGCTCCACATAGGGCTCGCTTGTCCACTTACGGAACACCCCGGCATGCGCCTTGGCGGCGAAAGCATGGGCCTTGGCTGCGAGCGGCATTTGTCTTCTCCTTTCACCCTCAATATAGGCCATACCGCCCTATATGTCAAGCCGTCAATTGATGATCCCGGCCGGGGCGGGCTGCGGCCACTGCCAGATCACTTGGCCATTGACGGCCATGGTCGGCCGCCGGATTTGCCCGATGCGGATCGCGGCCTCGACTTCGTTAACGCCCGCGAAAAACCGGGGCTCCGGGGCCTCGACGGCGAGCAGGTCGATTGTCTCGCCGCCTTCATCGACGCCGAACAGCACGCAGGGTCCGGCGATCAGAGTGTCGCCGATGGCGGAATAGGATTGCTCCGCAGGCGGCATGAATAGCCCGAACTGATGGACCACGTAGCCGATCCGGCGGGTCAGGCTGCCGAAATCGACTTCGCCCACGGTGAGGCTGGCGCGATGCAGCGCCTCGGACATATCGGCGCAATCGACCGTCTCCATGATTTGCTGCTGCGGCAGGATCAGAACGAATTTCATGGGTTGTCTCCTTTGCTGTTTTCGGATGATATGAACGAATGAACCGACGACAGTTGTTGAAAGCCAGTCTCGCCTTTCCCCTCATTGGAGTTCCAGCGATGGCCAAATCTCCGGCACCGACCGCGACCGTCATGGCTTCCAGCGCGATGCAGGTGACATCCGTCAGGGACGCGCCGTTTAACGCCAAGGGCGACGGCGATGCCGACGACACCGATGCGGTTCAAAGGGCGGTCGATTGGACGCAGGATCGCGCGCGCGGCCACATTCACTTTCCCATCGGCCGCTACAAGCTGACGCGGCCGGTGACATGGGAGCGGCCGGAATGCGACATCGGTTTTCTCGGCGAGCCCGGCGCGGAAATCTTCGGCGACTTTCCCGACTGGCTGCTGCTGCGGTCGATGAAGTCGCCCATCGGCGGCGTGCATACCATCGAGAAACTGCGCTTCCAGAATCACCATCCCAAGGGCAAGGGCGTCGCCTTCCATAGCTGCGTCGGCGCGTCCATTGAAAACTGCTATATTTCCTGCAATCGCCCGCTGGAAACGTACAATTCGCAATCGATCAAGGTCGATACCTGTTCGATCATCTGCCCCGGTCAGTCGTCGGCCGACAGCGTCGGCATCATGGCGGGCAATTCGACCTATGTCTACAACACCGATGTGACCGGCTTCACCCACGGCATCCGGCACCAGAACCTCGGTCTGGTCGTCTACGGCGGTCGGATGGAGGTCAATGACCATGCCATCTACATCGGCATGAACCAGAACGGGGAGGTGTGGCAAAGCAATGGCTTCGACATTGCTGGTGTGTCGATGGAGTCCAACAACGTCGGCGTCTTTGTCCATGCCGGAGCCGCTGGCGCAATCAGGGGCATGGCGATTAGCTGCAACGTCGAGGGCAAGAAAGCGGGCGTCTACGTTCATGATGGCGAGCAGATCGCCATTCAGGCCGTCTCCGTCAGCAACGGTTTTGCCTTCAGCGACGCCGGTATCTTCCTCAACAACCCGAAGCGCTCCACGTTCTCGGCGCTGCGCATCAATGTGAAAAGCGGCAAGGCTTGGCACACGCCGCCGAAGTCGGAATGGGCCGAGCGGCAGTTGGAATTCAGCCCAAGCTGCACGCCGGAGCCCGGCTGATCATATCGCCTGCTTGTTGACGCCGGGGAAGGCGGCGACGACGGTTTTCAGGTCTTCGTCGGTCGCGCCGAGGCTGATGGCCTCTTCCATCTGGCGATAGAGCGCGGGGATCGACAGCATCGGAATACTGAAGCCGTACACCGCATTCTGAATGCGCGCGGCGGCGACCTTCTGTTCCTTGGTTCTGCGTTTAGCCATTTTCGGTTTCGTCTCCTGTTGGTGGGCGCGGACCATCCGCGCCCGTTGTAATGCCGATCAATCCAAGCGGCTGCCCGCGTAGATGCCGCTCATGCCAAGCTCCATCTGGAGCACCTTGGCCATGGCGCTGGCGCAGGCTTCCTTGCGCGCGACGCTCTGATTGAAATCGCTGATCCAGATGTCCACGCCGCCGCCATACGCCTTGCTGGCGATGCCGTTTTTCTTCAGCCAGTTGGCGAAGGACGAATTGCCGGGCGTGACCTTGACCCATGCGAAGCCGCACAAGCCGTCTTCCACAAACCATTCCTGCTTGACCGTGTTGCCCGCGCCGACTTCCTGCACGACCATCGGCCGGGGAGTCGTCGCACCACCGGCTGCCAGCCCGGCCGCAACCGCCTTGGCGAACGCCGCCGCGAACTGAGCCGACTGCGCCTTGCTGCCGACCGCCTTGTTCGCACCCTTGAATTCGGAGAGATACATTCTGCTGCCTTCCTTTGCTGGGCCGCGCCCATCGCGACCGTCAACCTCAATATAGGCCCTATCGACCTATATGTCAATAGAGCATATTTAGGATTTATTTCAGGCCATGCTGCTGCCGACCACGGTCACTTTCCAGTCGCGGCAGGCGCAGAGTTCATCGACCTGCGCCTTGGTCAGCATCTGTTTCGGCACAAAGTCGGTGGAGTCGGTGATCTGCTCGACGCGATAGAGATAATCCGGCCGCGCAGGCGTCCCGTGCGGATTGAGTTGCGGATAGCTCAGCTTGATCGTCTTCACCTTGGTCGGCATTGTCTTCCTTTCGTTGGGGTTAAAATTGCGGGAAGCGGTCGCGGTCGCGTTGCGGCGGCTCCCAGTCGTCGGGCTCGGGCTCGGGCTCGGGCTCGGGCTCGGGCTCGGATTGGATCAGCGTGCCGCATTCGGTCACGACGGATATTCCGTTGGAGAGGCACCATTGCTCGGAGCACCAGTCCAGATGCCGGTCGCGCGTCTTGACGTGGGCGTCGTGCTGTTCGTTCATTCGCTGCCGCTTTGCGCCGGATAACGTGTGAGCAGTTCCTGAATGCGCGCGACGGTTTCTTCAGCTTCACTTCGCGACATGCTCAAGACGAAGTTTTCCCCATCGTCCCCCATCGTTGTCAGGGTGAACCTTTGACTGACACCTGCACCATTGCCGCTATAGCCGCGCGACAGGTAAACATCCGGCGTCAATTGTTTGTATGTGGAACGCTTGCGGCCTTTGTGGCCTGAGTGTTTCCAAAGTGTCAGATGTGCCATGTGTTCCTCGTGTGCTCGTGTGTGTGTGGCTGAGTGAAGCTAGGCCACATTTTCATCCCCATGCTGCCTCGCGTTGGCGTTCCAAATCTTCCTCGTGCTGGCTTTCCAGCGTTCCCATTTCGGCGTACCGCAGCCACGCATTCTCGGCCTCGTGCTCGGCGCGGGCTTCGGCGGCGGTGTATTCGAAATAGCCCTCGGCCATCCAGCGCGCGTAAGCGAGCGCGGCCTGTAGCGTCGGGAAATGATCGTCGGGCGATGCAAGCTCGGGCCAATTGAAGCGCAGTGCCCAGCCGTCGCGATGGTCGCCGGTTTGCTTGTCATAGGCTTCGAAGACGCGGCCAAAGAGATTCGCCGGGCAGGGCTTGCCGCAATAAAGCGCGAAGTTGTCGGCGCTGGTCCGCTTGGCGATAAAGTCGTTTTTCATCTGATCTTCCTGCTGCCAAAAATCTGAAACCCGATGCGGGACTCAAACCCGCCTCACATGCCGCCCGTTGGTCGTTGCTGGCACCGCATTCCCCTCGGGCGGGTGCCCATGTGAGCCACCTTGGTCGGGCATCCTCGATATAGGCCATCTCCGCCTATATGTCAACACGCCATATCAAAGAAATGACCGCAGCCATAAGCCGCTGAGATCATGGAGGTTTTAGTGGGATTGGGCCGGGCGCGGTCAGCGGGCGCGGGCGAACTCGCCGAAATGTTTCCGGGCGGCGGCAAGATAGGCGGCATGGGCCGCTTCGGCGGTGTCGAAAAGGCCGAGATAAACGGCCCTGTAATTGACCTTGATCTGCGCCTGAAATCGCTGCGCTCCCTTGTTCCAGCAGACGCCTTTCAGGGGCGAGTATTTCCCGCCGCGCGCCGTCGCGTTGCCACTGTTCTGCGAATGCGTTGCCTCACGCAAATTGCGCCATCGATCATCATCGCCCACGCCGTTCCGATGATCGATCACTCTGCGCGGCCAGCGCCCTGACATGAACAGGACAGCTAAGTGAGATGCTGGGTAGTTCACATCGTCAATTCTTATCACCCGATGCTCTTTCGTCACGCAGCCAGCGCGTGAGCCGCGCGGTTGCCGACCACGCTGAACGCGCCAAGTGAACACACCCGTCTTCGGATTGTAATCAAGCAACTCGCGCAATCGTCGCGATGTCAAGGAGGCAACCATGCCGATTCGTCCGCGAAGTGGGGAAGAAAAGGATGCCTTCATTTCCCGCTGTATGAAAGAGCTTTCTGAAAGCGACACTGATCGTCCACAGGATCAGAAGGTCGCCATCTGCATGACGGCATGGCGCGACAAGGACAAGGAATCCAAAGCCGTCTCGCCCGACGACTACGACACGCGCGAAGAATTCATGGCCGACTGCATTTCCGAAACCGGCGATGAAGAAGCCTGCGCGCTCGCATGGCAGGAGCGCAGCATCAAGGTGCAGCGCAAGACACACGTGTCACACGAGCCCGGCATGACCTTCGTGCTGTCCGATGCCAGCATGGACCGGATGGGTGATGTAATCGATCCCGATGGCTGGGAACTGCATAACTTCAAGAAAAATCCGGTGGCGCTATGGAATCACAATCCAAGTTTTCCTATCGGCAAGTGGATCAATCTGCGCACCGAGAATGGCGAATTGCGCGGTGACCTGAAGCTCGCGCCGCTCGGCACCTCGGCGCGGATCGACGAAATTCGCCGACTGGTCGAGGCCGACATCCTGCGCGCGGTGTCGGTCGGCTTCCTGCCGATTCACGCCGAGCCGCTGACCAAAGCTGGCGGCACGCGCTTTCGCAAAACCGAACTGGTCGAGACATCGCTGGTCGCGATCCCGGCCAACCCCAACGCTTTGGCGATTGCAAAATCGCTCAACATCTCCCGCGACACCGTCGCCTTGGTCTTTGCCGGGAAAGGCAAGGAAGGCCAGAGCGGCGCGCATCGCGGTTCCAACGGCGGGCATGCCGACAATCCGCGATCCCGAAGGGGAAATTCCATGACACCGCTAACCAAGCGCATCGAAGACACCGAGCAGAGGCTGGTGCGATTGCGCGATCAACTGACCGCACATCTTGAAACCGTCGATGATGAGAACGTCACCGACGAAGATGTCGCCACGACCAATGAACTCAACAAGAAAATCGCCGATCAGGAGTCGATGCGACTCTCGCTGGTCGATGCCGAGAACAAGCTGGCGGCGAAGACCAATGACGATCACAACGGCGGCGGCGGCCGAGTCGGTGCGCCCGCCATCGTGCGGCCGTTCTCGGTCACGCCGAAGAAGATGGAGCCGCTGGAGTTTCTGATCCGTGCCGGTACGGTCCGCGCGCTGGCCCGGTCGCTCAATCTCTCCATCGACGCCACTCGTGAGAAAATCTATGGCGCTGACGAAGCCACCAAGGTCGTCTGCGATTTGACCTTGAAGGCCGCGACCGCGCCCGCGATGACCACGGTGACCGGCTGGGCCGCCGAACTGGTGCAGCAGATCAATGAAGCCCTGCTGCCGTCGCTCGTGCCGTCGTCGGTCTATCCCAAGCTGTCGGCCATGGGCCTGCGGCTGACCTTCGGCCGCAACGGACGCATCAGCGTCCCGACGCGGTCGGCAACCCCGACCGTCGCCGGTTCGTTCGTCGGCGAAGGCGCGCCGATTCCTGTCCGGCAGGCGGCATTCACGGCCGCGCTGTTCACGCCGAAGAAAATGGCGGTGATCACGACATGGACCCGGGAGATGGATGAGCATTCCGTGCCCGCCATCGAAGGGCTGCTGCGCAATGCGATCAATGAAGACACCGCTGTCTCCATCGATACCGTGTTGCTCGACAACAACCCGGCCACCACCATCCGTCCGGCCGGGCTGCGCAACGGCGTCGCCGGGCTGACGCCAACCGCTGGCGGCGGCTTCAATGCCCTTGTCGGCGACCTCAAGGCGCTGACCGGCGCGATCCTGACGGCGACCAACGGCAATATCCGTTCGCTGGTCTTCATCATGAACCCGCAGCAGGCGCTGTCGATTGGCTTCATCCAGCCGCCGGTCCCGGGCGGGCTGTTCCCGTTCGCGGCGGAGATCGCCAACAACAGGCTGATCGGCTATGCCGTCATCCAGTCCGGCACCGTACCGCTCGGCACCGTGATCGTCATGGATGCCGCCGACTATGTTTCGATCACGGGCGACAACCCGCGCTTCGAAATCTCCGATCAGGCCACGTTGCACATGGAAGACACGGCCCCCCAGCATATCGGGGCTGCCGGTACTCCGGCCGTCGTCGCGGCTCCGGCCGTGTCGATGTTCCAGACTGACAGCATGGCGCTTCGTTTAATCCTTCCAATGAACTGGGGCGTTCGTCGCACTGGGGTCATTGCTTGGGTAGCGGGCGTGACGTGGTAAGCTAAAAGAACTGGCGCGCATTTTCATGCGCGCCAGATTGCTTTGTGGAGGTGGCTCATTCCGAGTCGCTTTAGCCCAAGGAGAAATTCGATGGCTGATCAAACCGAACAGCAAAAAGCCGAGCAGCAGCAGAAGCAGGCGCAGTCGTCAACTTCGACGCCGACGCCAGCAGCAGGGCAGCAGCAGGAACTCGACAGGCGTGCGCAAGAGGGCGCGCAGAAATCGGCCAAGGCTGCCGAACAGCGCACGACTCAATTCTACGATCACGAAGACCCGACGCCGACGCAGGCGGAAAACGACGCCGCCAAGCTCAGCGTTTCGGGCGGCGGCCAGCAAAATCCTGACTTCGGCCAGCTAACGCCGGAGCAGCACAAGAAGCGCATGGAAGCGCAACAGGGCGGCGGCTATCAGACCCGCTCAACGCAGCCGTCATCGCGCTGAATGGCCAACTTCCTGCAACGGATACTTAGCCCTTGGCAGACAAAAGCTGCCGAGGGCGAAGTCCGCCCGGGGCCATACCCGCTGCCGATAACCGGCGGCTGGCTGCCTGCCGGTGCGCCGTGGAATTTCTGGCAAAGCGGCATCGAGCCGATTGGCGGAACCACGTCGGCGATGGTCGAAGCCTGCCTGTCGGCCTATTCGCAAACGGTGGCGATGTGTCCGGGCGATCACTGGCGGCTGAATGAGAAGATGGGCCGCGACCGCGTCACGACATCGGCGCTGTCGCGCATCCTGCGCTATCCCAACAGCTACCAGTCGCCATCCGATTTCATGCTGAATCTGACCCGGTCGCTTTATGCCGATGGCAATGCTTATGCGCTGGCGCTGCGCAACGACCGTTACGAGATCAACGAATTCCATTTGATGGACCCGCGCCAGAGCTTCCCGCAGGTCGCGGTGACCGGCGACATTTTCTACAATCTGGCGGGCAATGATGTGATCGACCGGCAGGTCAATGAGCCGCTGCTGGTGCCGCGCCGTGACGTGCTGCATGTGCGGCTGAATGCGACGCGGCGGCGCTATCCTTTCCCGCTGGTCGGCGACACGCCGCTCGGCGCGGCGATGTGGGACATCGCGCAATCGAATGCGATGACGCAGCAGCAAATCCAGTTTTACATGAACCAAGCGCGCCCGAGCACGGTGCTGGTGACCGACCTGCTGCTCGACAAGGATCAGGTGCAGTTCGTTCGCGACCGCTGGGATGAGCAATCGAGGGGATTGAATGCCGGTGGCACGCCGATCCTGACGGCGGGGCTGAAGCCGTTTCCGCTTGCGACGCCGTCGAAGGATGCCGAACTGGCGGAAGTGATGAAGCTGACCGATCAGAAGATCGCGCTGGCCTTCCGCGTGCCGCTGCAGATTCTCGGCATCGGCGGCACCGCTTTCGGCTCGACCGAATTGCTGATGCAAAGCTGGATCGCATCCGGGCTCGGCTTTGCGCTCAACCATATCGAGGACGCCTTCGGGCTGATCTTCAATCTGGAGGGCCAGCCCGACGAATATGTGGAATACGACACGGCGGCGCTGCTGCGCTCGGCCTTCAAGGACCGCATTGATGGGCTGGCGCGCGCGGTGCAGGGCGGAATTTTCTCGCCGAACGAAGCGCGCGAGCGCGAAGGTCTGGATGAAGTCGAATTCGGCGAAGAGCCGCGCGTGCAGCAGCAAGTCGTGCCGCTGTCAGCGGCGGCGGCGATCCCGGCAGCGCCTGCCTCGCCCGGGGCAGCCGGTGCGCCGCCCGGCGCTCCGGTGATCGCCGAACCGCCAAAGAAAAAAGATGAGGAGCCCGAGCCGTCGCCTGTGAAGAAAATTCTCACGGCAAAGGAATATGCCGATGTCGTCTCCGCAGAATTCCGAACACTCATTTCCCGCGCCGATGAACTTGAGCGACGCGACGCTTGACGCGCTGCGGGACGCGATGGCGCATGTCATCGTCAGCCACCGCAAGCAGTGGACGCGCGAGCGTGAACTGATCGAGGCGCAGGCGCGCGCCACCGTCGCCGAATTGCGCGCCGAGGTGATGCAATTGCGCGCGGTGCTGGAAAAGACCTTCGGCGACAAGCTGGCCGAAGTCAGGGATGGTAGCCCGGGACCGCGCGGTGAGCCCGGCGCACAGGGGCTGCAAGGCCCGCAGGGGCCTGCCGGTGAGCGCGGCGAGCCGGGCGAGG